TCTCAAAGTGTTCATGGACGCATACATGCCTGTCACGCATGAGGAGCGGGATCGTTACCCGCTGGGACCGCCAAGTTTTTTTATTTCTGTTAGAATAAAATCTTTTTTTTGTTCTGATAGTAATTTATCAGGAATGAATTCTCTTTCCGTTGTCCAGTACAATGGTAAAGTAGTTTCGTTCTCAGGCAGATTGTATAGATATCTGTAGTTGTTTTTAGAATCATTCATTTTAGTATTTATTCCACAGTAGCACAGCGGTAGTGCAGTTGGCTGTTAACCAATTGGTCGTAGGTTCGATCCCTGCCTGTGGAGCCAGATTGATGTAAGACTTGTTTTTTATAAATATATTATGTATACTAATTTTGAGGATTCGTATGAGACAAGATATAGTTGATAGAAAACAAGAAGTGTTGAAATGGATTGAAGAAAATCAGTCCAAATCCTTTATATGTAAACAGTTGAAATGTAAGCCGGAAACTTTAGAAAGTTATCTGAAAAAGTTTGGTGTTATATATGTTGGCAATAAAGGTTTGAAAGGTAAAAAAATTGGTGTTGGTAAACTATCCGCTTCCGAATATGCTAAGAGACATTACGTTTCGGCACATAAATTGAAGTTGCGTTTAATTGCAGAAGGATTAAAAAATCATCAATGTGAAATTTGTAATATAACCGAATGGATGGGTAAAAAAACACCAATAGAACTTGACCACATTGACGGAAATCATTATAATAATGAATTAATGAATTTGAGGATTGTTTGTCCTAATTGCCACGCACAACAAGATACAAATTCTGGTAAGAATGTGAAGCATCGTAAAAAATAATGCCCTCTTACTCCAATTGGTAGAGAGGACGGTCTTAGAAGCCGTAAAGTCTCAGTTCGAATCTGAGAGAGGGCACCAAGTTTTTTTATTCTCGCTCTGACATGACGGCGTACAGTAGGATAAGTAGTCTGTCACAAATTTCGGGCTGATGGTATAATTGGGAACACAGTGGCCTTGCAAGTCACAGTTGGGGGTTCGATTCCCCCTCGGTCCACCATTTAGAGGTATATTATGCAAGTTGAATTACATAAGTTATTTTATACTCCAGTTTGGCGATATCAATATCCAGATTGGGATAAAGATGAAGAAGAATTGGTAAGATATTTTGCTCAAGATGAAATTTATATTTCTGAACGTGAAAAAAACGGATTACAAATTTCTAGAGCAAACATGCATAAAGAATCTAAAGCAAAAAAGATAGCAGACTTTATACAATCATGTGCAGAGTTTACTATGAGTGAGATGGGATACAAAAAAGAATGTGGCATTACCAGTATGTGGTCAACAAGACAAAGAGCATTTGGTCACCATCATTCACACAGTCATGCGAATAGTTTTTTGGGTTGTGCGTTTCATTTGTTTGACATTGATGGCAATGCAAGTGGTACGGTATTCTCAAATTTAGGAACAGAAAAATATGTTATTCAGCCAGCAATATCTGGTGAAAAACAATTGATGTTGAAGCCAGCAGAAATGTTGCCTTTTATACCAGGAACGTTACTTATGTTTCCTGCTTGGGCAACACACTTCACGGCTCCAACTGAGTGTAAGTATAGAATCATTGTCGGTGCTAATATCATGCCAATCGGTATGACAAACAAAGACCACTTTGATAGGTATAATTATCCAGACCCAAGTGGTTTGGTGTTGAAAGAGTATAGCCCCCTTAGTTAAATGGCATAACTACTGTTTTGTAATCAGTAATCGGCAGTTCGATTCTGTCAGGGGGCACCAAGTTAACTCCGATTGGTGAAATGGTATCATCCGTGCTTTGGGAGCATGTGGCGCAAGTTCGATTCTTGCATCGGAGACCAGTTATAGCGGGTAGGGAGGTCACCACACCGGTCTCATAAGCCAGGTGCATCGGCAGTTCAAATCTGTCACCCGCTTCCAGTTTAGGTGATATAGCATAGACGGATATGCGGGGCTCTCATAAGGCTCAAAGGAAGGATCGTTACCTTCTATCACCACCAGAAAATGGGCCCTTAGTAAAATGAATATTACGCTAGGCTACGAACCTTGAAGTGGGAGTTTGATTCTCTCAGGGCCCTCCAAATTTTACCCGGATAGTTAAATGGTATAACGGAGGCTTGATAAGCCTTTATCACAAGTTCGATTCTTGTTCCGGGTACCATATATGAAATCTTTTCAGTTATAAATAAAAGATAACCGAAAGGATTTAATATGAAAAGTTCATACGAAAAAGTAAAAGAATGGCGCAAGAATACAAAAATCAAACTTGTTGAAGGTTTTAGTTCAAAGTGTTCCATGTGTGGAATACAAGATGATCCTATAATTTATGATTTTCATCATTTGGATTCAAATGAAAAAGAATTTCAACTATCAAGTAAGATAATGTCTTGGGAAAATTTGGTTATAGAAGCCAAAAAATGCGTAATGTTGTGTTCGCATTGCCATAGAAAATTACATTTCAGAAATTTAATTGTTGAGAAACCAATAATGTTTGATGAAACTTTAATACAGTCCGATAAGAACAATCGTTGGAATCTTAATAATTAACCAGAATCTCGTTGGTGTAATGGTAGCACAAGAAACTCCAAATCTCTTGGCGGGAGTTCGATTCTCTCACGGGATACCAATTTTTATAAAGGTGATTGATATGAAACATTTCAATGTAGAAGAAGTCAAATCATTCCTTGCAAAACAAGGAAAAGATACCAAAGTGTATCTTGGTGCTGACTCCGAACGTGTTAGAGTGAACGGTGTATGGTATGCTGACTATGCATTGGCAGTTGTAGTTCATATTGATGGTCGCCACGGTTGTAAAATATTTGGCTACGTTGATAGAGAAATGGATTATGACCATAAGAAAAGTAAACCAGCTATGCGGCTGATGACAGAAGTATATAAGGTTTCAGAATTGTTCCAAACATTGGCTGATGTGTTAGAAGATTTTCATGTTGAAGTTCATTTGGACTTAAACAAATCAGATGAATACGGAAGTTCTTGTGTTGTGCAACAAGCTATCGGTTATATCAAAGGTACATGTAACATGACACCAATGGTAAAACCAGATGCTCCTGCGGCTTCATTCTGTGCGGATCGTTTGAAACGTATTCTTGCGGAACAAGAAATGGCAGGAGTGTAATTAGAATTGGTAAACAATTCAAAAAAGTATTGACATGTGTTGTGACTGATGTTACAATACATACATATAAACAAATGGTGGTTTAGCATCATAAGATAAGACAAGTGATTGTCCCAAAGGAGGTATGCCTACATAACTCCGCTAGAAATAGTCTGTCTAAACAAGCCTGCTCACTACCGAAAGGTAGCAATCATTGATAAGACCGATGGTTGTAACAATGACGCTGGATGTTGTGGAAAGAATTAGTGGCTCAAGCGCCCGCAAGGGTAACGCAAGTCATTAGAGAGTAACGGGTGGTGCCGACCTCACAATGAAACCAATCCAGTTAATTGGTATGAGAAAGGGTAGCGTATTTGTCCGAGATGTTGCAGTTAAGGGCTTTTATGCAGTTTTAATGGTTGATGGAGGTATGCGAAAGCCGAGACCCGACATTAATCGTGAAAAACGACTGAGTAGACCGCAAGTCAAAAGGTACGTGGTGTGTTGTATTCTGTATTACAAAATAGTATGGAGCAACTGTGTCAGCACATCGCAGTAGGTTGATATAGCTCATTTGGTAGAGCATCTGTATTGTCCACAGACGGCAGTTGGTTCGATTCCAACTATCTTAACGAAAACGCAAAGACTGACACGGTCATAGATGAAGAACATCTAATACTTGAGTGGCAACACAATCAAGTCAGACGTAACTCGCAAGGTGAAATCTGTTTATGATAGAAGTTTCGTAACTACTTAGCGGTAGTGAATGGCTCTAAAGGTCAACGGAGAATAAATCGTAGAGTAATTTATGGCGACAAGACTAATGCCTGTCTTTCAAAACGGCGATGTTGACAGCAGACTAAATTACTATGCAAATAGGATTTAGTGGAAGTCGGAAGAAAGTAGACTCGCAAGGTTTACAATAATGTCCGAGGTGTTGTTCGGTAAGCATGTATTCTCAGTGCTCCAATATGCGGGATTAGTTTAGTGGTAAAACGTCATCCTTCCAAGTTGAAGTTGCGAGTTCGATTCTCGCATCCCGCTCCATATAAAAGCATTCTTGACGGACAGTAACCGCAAAAGCGCGGCCAATGTTCGGTCTTCTGACAGAGGCGAAAGATTCTTTGTGTCAGCATTGAATTAATATTAAGAGTGTTTCTATATGCGGGTATGGTGCTAGTGGTAACACAAGACCTTGCCAAGGTTTAGTTGTGGGTTCGATTCCCACTACCCGCTCCAGATTTTATGTGGTTGTTAGTTTAGTGGTAAAACCGCGGGTTGTGATTCCGCTATCACGGGTTCGATTCCCGTACTTCCACCCAATATATGCCTTGTTAGCTCAGAGGTAGAGCGGCGCCCTTACAAGGCGATGGTCGGCAGTTCGATCCTGTCACAAGGTACCATAGATAAACATATTTCAAAACCCCGGAACCGACTGTAAAGTAGATGTACACGAAACACAGAAGGCAACGTAGTAGATACGGTAAGAACCACCCAGGTGGGGTAGTCGCTTGTGAAAGTCAAGGCGAAGTATGTTTTTCTATGATTCGCTCTCATAGTTAAGTGGTATAACACGTCCTTGGTAAGGACGAATTCTGAGTTCAATTCTCGGTGAGAGCACCATGCCTCTTAAGCTAATCTGGTGAAAGCACTGGACTGAAAATCCAGGGAGTCTGGTTCGAAACCAGAAAGAGGCACCAAACATGCGGATGTAGCCGAATAGGTATAGGCAATGGACTTAAAATTCATAATCTGTGGGTTCAAGTCCCACCATCCGTACCAATGCCCCGGTGACGAAATTGGTAAACGTGTCTCTCTCAAAAGGAGAATTTTGAGGGTTCAAATCCCTCCTGGGGTACCAAATATAAACTCTACAAATTTTTATGGAACATCACTATAAGTAAGTTATCATGTTACATATTATAAAATCCATCACGGATAATTTTTTCAATTTATTGAATGAAGATCCTGTTAGACCTAACATTCCGACTACGGAACGAGTTGGCAATAACAAAGATATTTTTGTCCTTGGGGATATAAATGGTAAAGTGTTAGCAATCACATGCGTTAGTTACCAAAAAAATATTCCAGTAAACGAATTTGAATTATTTGAAAAAGTAAACTATCCAGAAATTGCGGTATTTTATACAATATGGAGTTATGCATCAGGTGCTGGTGGAACACTTATATTTGATGCCGTATCTCACATAGAAAATAATATGCCTTACATAAAAAGATTTGTGACATTATCTCCAAAGACTGAAATGGCAAAGCGTTTTCACTTGAAGAACGGCGCTGTTGTTTTTAGAGAAAATGAGGAAACAGTTAATTACGAATATATCCGAGTATAATTTTTCCGACATTTTATAATGGAGAATATAGAAATCTTCATTTTTATAAATATATAAAAGCGCCCGTAGCTCAATGGAATTAGAGCAAACGGCTTCTACCCGTTAGGTTGGGGGTTCGAGTCCCTCCGGGCGCACCATTTATAGGAATAAAAATGTGGAAATGCAAACACTGCAATATAAATTTTGAAAATTTTAATGTTTCGCAAAAAGCAAATCATTCACGTTGGTGTGATAAAAATCCAAAAAAAGATTTTTACAGTAAAAGCACACAGCATATGAGAGATTCTATTACCAAAAACTCCGTAATAAAAAGAAACTTATCAATTTCTAAAGCGCACAAAATGGGTGCTTATAAAGATGTGCCAAAAAAATCTTTAGCAACTAGAATACAAAAAGGAAACTTGAAACATACTCAAACCACTAAAGACTTAATAAGAGAAAAGGCACTAGCTTCTCCACATAGAAGATTGGTTCGCTCAATCAGAGAATATACTAGATTAGATGGAACAGTTATTATGTTGGATTCATCATGGGAAGAAGCCTTAGCCAAAAGACTGGATGAAATTTTTGTGGAATGGATAAGACCCGAAAATCCTATACGATATGTTGGAAAAGATAAAAAAGAACATAATTATTTTCCAGATTTTTATTTGCCAAAATATAATGTTTATTTGGATCCAAAAAATCCTATGGCTATAAAAGCACAGAAAGATAAAATAGAAATTTTGAAAAAGAAAATGAACAATCTGATAATAATAAAATCTTTATTGGAATGTCAAACTTATGATCCAAATTCCTCTACGCCGGACCATATCTTTTAACAAGAAACTCAGCTTCTGGTATTCTTGTTTTTGTGTTCTTACTTCCAAGAACAACAACAATTCTTTTACCAATATCGGTATTCATCAACATCACGATACATCCACCTGATGCTCTGATGTATCCTGTTTTACTTACAATCGTATTGTGTTCTCTACCAATTATTGGATTGGTATTGTGAAATACAAACCATTTCTTTCTTACTTTTATCTTCACCTCACTAAGACCACTAGCCTCTACTATTTCTGGATATTTCTTAGCTTCATTTATAAGTGTAATCAATTCTTCCGCGGTACTTACGTTGAATACACTTAGACCAGTTGGCTCAATGAATTTTGTTTGAGTAAGTCCTAATGATTTTGCTTTTTGATTCATAGCATACACACACGCATGTGCGCCTGCGGGATAATAACGACATAAATCTCTAGCCGCTTGATTGTCTGATTTTATCAATGCAAGTTGAATCAGTTCTTTTCTCGTGTATGGTTTTAACTCATTCAAATTTTGTTTAGCATCTAATACGACCATTGCAGTCATAAGTTTTGTGATGCTTGCTATTGAACGAATCTCTTTGGTATTTTCACCTGAAAGTATTTTACCATCTTCATTTGCTACCAGCCAACTCTGTGCGGTAACTCCACTAGCCCAAGTGTTAATTGTGATTAGGGTGATAACCAAAAAAGTAAAAAACTTTTGTATGTGTGTCATAGTAACCTTTGTGTGTGTTCATTATTTATTCTCTTTTATCTGTTCTGTTATTGTCTTAGAACATGATGCGCCTTTATAAAAGTGTGTGTGAAAAATTCTTTGCTTGCTTGGATTGTCACAAGTATACTCACATACTTTTAAGTTGTTTGATATTTTTTCATCTGTCAATTTGCAAGTAGCAGTTATCACTTGATACTGCTTTTCTTTTTTACCCATTTGTGCTTGAATGGTTATAGGCATACTCAAGTTGATATTCACGGTATCGGGAATCATAGGTCCAAGTATGGTGACGGCTGTACCAACACCAATTAAAACTTTTTGGTATTTGTTCATCTATAGTCTTTGGTATACCACCAAACGAAACCCAATAGTCCTGAACCAATCAATAAAAGGAATATGTAAAAGAATAAAATAAATTTGCCAAAACCAACATTATCAAATACCCATTCCAAAAATGTGTACTTATTTTTCTTCATTTGGTAGTATTAGTTTTTTATTCTGTTCGTGATTTTTTTCATCAAGATATCGGATTGCTTCTAAAATTTTTTCGTTTCTCAATTTTCTTTCTTTTTCCAACTCTTGTTGATATGTTTTTTGTTCTAATTCTGGCCATCTCTTTTTCTTGTCGTGATATAACCATGTCCAGAATACTGCCATTAATATTATGATAAGAATTATACCACCAATCAATGAAATTTCCATTGAAAGAGTTTCCATTCGTTTTCTGCGTTTTGCCGCTTTGATTGCATCTTCTTTTTCTTTTACTTTTCTAGCAACTTTTTGTTCTTCAATAATTTGTCCACGCATTTCTTGGAATCGTGTCCACAAATCTTTCAGGTCTGCTGGTACATGGTAAATCATTTGCTCACGCAATTCAACTTCCATCTGTTCAAGCCTGGAACGAATAAGAACCCGTTGCAATGCTCTGCGACTTAGAGACACATCGCCGGTGTAAACTTCTTTGGCTTTCTTTTCTTCTTCATAAAACAATTCT